CAATGGCTGAAATCTGCTCCTCGTTGAGTTCCTGTGGCTCAAGGTTCTGGAACACCTCAACAGCCTGCTGTGTGGTAAGGTTCTGTACTTCCAGTACCTGCTGTGCTGGAGTTGGCACAGTCGTAGAAGGAGCCATCGTTGAGGTTGTTGCTGGGATTGTTGTTGGCGTGGATGTTGTCGTACTGGATTTTGGCTGTGAAGTCGTCGTCGTGGAAGATGTGGTTGTTTCTGGCTGACTTGTCGTTGTGCTCGTACTTGTGCTGGTTTCTGGCACAGTCGTTGTAGTCGTAGTTGTCGTAGTGGTCGTCGAGGTAGTTGTTGCTGGAGGAACCCACGGCTGAGTAGTTGGTACCGGCACAGTAGTAGTCGTAGTTGTTGTAGTACTGGTAGTCGTTGTGGTTGTCTCTTCGGTGGTTGTTGTGACCGATGTCGTCGTGGATTCTGGAATAGTCGTGGTAGTTGTGGAGGTTGTCGTTTCTTCAACCGTAGTAGAGGTGGAAGTCTCTGGAACAGTAGTGGAGGTAGTAGATGTTGGAACAGTTGTTGGTGAGGTCAAGCCGTAAGACCATGTGTACGGCTCGGCTGGCGGACCGTCACGCCAAGCCAAGCAGTCAGACCATGTTGGGTAAAGCCCTGAACGGTAGTGCTCGATGGGCTGAAGCATTGTCCAGTTGCTCGTGTTGGACTGCCAGCAGGTCCACACGGTGTAGTTGACATCCGCTTTTGCGGATGTTGACATCAGAGCATAGATTGCTACTGATAAAAATATCAGCCAGCGACTACGGAGACCCACGACTGACTTGATTCATCCCAGTTGTTCCATCCATCTGGTTTTGGAACTGGTGGTTGCCAATCATGATTGGAATCAAGTGTCCAAGATGGAAATGGTTGACGCTGAATAAATACATCTGCAACTGCGTCATACTTCCCACCAATTGGTGCATATTGCTTTCTGAAATTGTGATTGTAGGAAGTTTGCTTCCATTCGCCTTCTAGACCAAGTGAAGCAATGAAATCTTGACCAACAGATTCGCTGGATGGAAAACTTCCACCAGCGCAATCCGAGTCGGCAATAACAATAACCGTTTCGATGGTTCCGTCTTGTCCTACCTTAGCAAAGTGTGCCATGTGATTCTCCAGAAAATGTATACCAATTGACGAGCGAATACTTTATCCCATCCAGAATCGGTTTGACCGAATGGGCAAACGGATACGAGGATGGAAATATCAGAATCTCTCCAAATACAGGCCTGATTGTTACATCCAACCTGTCAAATACAAGTTCTCCGCCCACATAGTTATCGTTGGCAAAAATAACAACGGAAACCGTTCTAGTGAACCCAAACCCGTCATCTATATGGGAATTGAAGAAATGCCCCTTGTCGTATTTCAATAGCAACCAAGATGTTTCTTGGGCCAATGGTTCTAACCCAAAATCCAGTCGGTACTGCTCAATGATTGGATTTACTTCAGATTTGACAAATGTTTTGAATTCTTCGCCCTTTTCCGTATTTGGCGATTTTCCAATATTGAGGATATTGGTAATTCGTTTATTGGTGGAACCAAGGACACAGTTATTTTTGTTGTCCTCAACAAATGACTTGAGAAATTGCGGATTTTTTATTTGCTGTAAGCGAATCCCAATATCAGGCTGGATAACGGATGTAAGCAATTCCGCTACCACCATTCGAACCAGCACCCTGTCCAGCGCCACCCTGAGTGCCACCACGAGAACCACCACCACCACCAGAGTTGGTAGCACCATTGGTAGTTGTGCGACCACCAGTACCTCCGCCACCAAGACCACCAGCAGAGTTACCCGGCTCTGGGTTTCCCCAGTCAATGTTACGGTAAGCCATGCCGCCACCGCCACCACCCTTGTAGGTTGTGCCAGCAGACTGTCCAAGCCAAGTAGAAATATCTACACCATTTCCACCGGGTCCCGGAGTCGTGTTTCCAGTTGCGTTTCCACCAACCGCTCCAGCACCACCACCACCACCTGCAAGGCTGTTAGAGAATGTGCTTGAGTATCCAGAACCCGGACCATATCCGTTTCCTGAAGTAAATGTATTTGATTTTGGTCCAGTCTTGGTGCTGGAGAATGCAATTGTGGTATCGCCTCCGTTGTTGCCATTGATGGACCCACCACCACCAATTGTGACGGTGTAACTGGTTGCAGTAACAGCAATTACCCCAGTTGATGTTCCGCCTGCGCCACCACCCGTGCTGTCCGCACCCGGTCCATATCCGCCTCCAACAAGGTAGTACTCGACATCGCCTCCAGCAGTAACAGTAAATGTTCCACCAGCGGTAAAAGTGTGCAACTTGTAGGCAACTCCACCAACAGTTATATCGCTTACGGTTCCGCCAGTTGCAACAACTGGTGGAACGGTCCCTCGACGGGCGTTGTCAACCTGACCAAGAAGTTGTCGTCTGCGACGAGGGGTCAAAGACCCTGCGCTAACAGACACACCTCCAAAAACCTCATTTGAGGGCTTGTTTGGCATTTTTACCTACTAAGCGGTAATTCTGTTGACGTATCCAGAGATGCAGATGACATTGGTTACGGCCGCAAAAGCACGAACCACGAGGGCCGTTGCGTTTCCCTTGAGAATCAAACCCGGCACAATCAGATACAGACCATTCTCTGCCTTGACCGTGTACTCGATGTCATCATCTGGAGAGGTGGTTCCACCCCATTGAATTGTCAACTTGCAATCAGAGGCGGACGAGTTGACTGCGTACAGCCAAACCTCGTCAAGCGTCGTAGTTGTCGTGGAAGCCGTGTGAATCGTGGTTCCCGATGATGCGGTAGCGGCAACCTTGATGGCCTTGCCATCGGTTGAGCCGCTCAGGATTTGCTTGGAAAATGTTGCCATACTGAATACTCCGTTCGTTACCTAGAAGATTGCTGATGCGAGGATGAACTGGTCAACCTGAGCCTGTGCCTGCACAAATGCCGTAGTGGCAATCTGCGTGGTGTTTGTCCCATCAGCGGCCGTAGGGGCCGCAGGAGTGCCAGTAAAGGTTGGAGAAGCCAGCGGAGCACGGCTGGTGTCACTCGGGTGTGCGTGGTCCTGACGGGCATACTTGAGACTTGTACCAACGGTTGCCGTGTTGTCCATTGCCGGAGATGCCGTTCCAGCCTGACCAACCACATACGCTGTGGTGGCCACCTGTGTCGTGTTGGTATCAGCCGCCGCTGTAGGAGCAGTCGGCGTACCCGTCAAAGCAGGGCTAGCAAGAGGAGCCTTAGGGGACAGCAGGTTCGAGATTGCAGATGATGTCGAAACATATTCCGCCAAATCTGCCGTACTTACCTTCTTGGTCGTAGTTGCACTCGTGTCAACAATGGGCAGAACATCTGCACCAGCAACATCGGCGGCGACAAGCGCTGTCAGCGCAGAAATTTTACTATCAGCCATTGCCTACCTCCAGCAACATAAAGTCTCCACTCTCTAAGAGCAAATCGTTACCATCTTCGAGTTCAAGGTTGGAGACAGCAATGTCCGGACTACTCCAGAACGAGTTTGCTAAATCACCCCAAGTAGTACCCTCGGCGCCCTGCGTGACGTAGTAATCGTACTGCAAAGCACCCCGATACTGAAGACCCACCGTCGACCAATGCGTATACAGCAAGTCTCCCAGCGTGTTCCCACCAGACGGATACATCGCCTTCAGAGCGACATACATTGCGTCGTTAGTCGTTGTCATAATCCCTCATCTTCCTCGGCTCCCCCTCACAACACGAATCCTTGAAACCGCACTCCGGACAAAGCCAGCGACAAGCAACAGGAGGATACTCGCACCCACAATTCGGACACTCGACCGACCCACTCATACAACCTTGAGTTGCGTACGGGTCGACTTCTCCCGTTCCGCCACAGCGGCAATAAGGCTGTCCAATTCCTCATCAGACAACTCAGATGCCTTCTTTGACGACTGCACCGTAACCGTAGGCGGAGCCATACGGTTCGTGGCCGTCAGGTACAACTGGGCAGATTTCGTGTCCCCATCAAGAGCCTTGGCATACAGCGTGTCCAGAAGCCTCTGGGTTCGCTCAGGCGACCCCTGAACCTCATCTACCGCCGTCTGCCACTGCTTGCGGAAAACTTCCTTCTTCTCCCAACGGCGGAGGGTCGTCTCATTGACGCCCAAGTGGGTCGCCATCTTGTGCTTCGAAGGTGGCACACGCTCAGACGGTGCAGTACACAGCCAATCGAGATACTCCTGCTGTTGTGCTGTGAGTGTGAGTTCTTCGTTCTGTGCCATCACTCTATGTGTCGGTTTGTTACTTCACACGACTTGACACTGTCATGTAACGGGTGGGGGGGACTATAGGGGGGGACGGGAAAAGACCGTTATCCCACCGCCACAGGCGGATGGGATGACAGGACAGTTCGAAGAGAAAAGGGCAAAAACAATGGCAACAAACAGACGAGACCCTCGGCTCGCCAGAGCCGGAGTCAGCGGCTACAACAAGCCCAAGCGAACCCCAGACCATCCCACCAAATCCCACATCGTCGTAGCCAAATCCGGTGGACAAGTAAAGACCATCCGATTTGGCCAACAAGGAGTCTCAGGCTCCCCTAGGAAGCAAGGCGAATCAGCCTCCTACCGCAACCGTCGAGAATCCTTCCAAGCACGACACGCCAAAAACATCGCAAAAGGACCTATGTCAGCCGCCTACTGGGCCAACAAAGTCAAGTGGTAAAAACCCAAAACCACTAAAACTCAAATAAAACAAGGTCGGCATCCATTTATTTGACTCCCGCCCCTATGTTTTGCAAATAATGGATACGGCCCTGCGTTCGTCCCATCCATTTACTCGCTGGGTGGCAGGGGGGCCGCACCCCCACCCCGTTGCCCCACCTGTCCAATGACCATATTTGCCTGTATTTGCGCCACCACACAGAAAGACACATTTCGGATACACACCATATGTAGGTTAGACAGGTGCGCCACAACCCGTGGTGCTCTAACAGGAAAGAGAGACAGACATATGCCAACAAGTGACGAGATACAACGGTGGGCACTTGACGCCAAGACAGACAGCGAACGGGATTTCTACTGGTCGCTGTGGGAACAAGTGTGCGACCGTGAGGACAAGCGCAACAAGTGAATAGCGATGTTCGCATAGGTTGATAGTTCCCTATCAAGTTGTGCGACATTCGGTGTT